GCTTATCCCAGAACCCCGAGATGACGGCGGATCTGGCCGAGACTGGGCTGATCGAGGCGAATGTGGGCGGAGCGTTGGCGATTCCGCCGCGGTTGGAAACGCCGATTGGCTTTGCATCGGTGCCCAGCACGTTTGGTGACGAGGTCGCGGAGCTTTCGCGGCAGATCCTTGGGATTGAGCTGATGCCTTGGCAGATCCATTGCTTGCGGGGCCAGTTGGCGCACGACGGGGCCGGGAATCTGCTGCACAAGCGGAGCCTGGTCTCGGTGGCGCGGCAGAACGGAAAGTCCGTTGCCCTCAAGGCCCTGGCTCTGTGGTGGCTCGTCAAGCAGCCGGTGCACCGCGGCGAAAAGCAGCTGGTGATCTCAACCGCGCACAAGCTCGACTTGGCCGTGGCCCTGTTTCAGGATCTTGCCCCGGTGCTCGAAGCTCAGTTCGGCGCCAAGATCAAGTGGTCCTACGGCCGGAACGAGTGTGAGCTGCCGGACGGCACCAAGTGGCTGATCCAAGCGTCTTCGGGCGCGGCGTTCCACGGCCGGTCCCCGGATCTGATCTTGGCGGACGAGATTTGGGACATCTCCCTCGACGTGATCTTCAACGGCGCGATCCCTTCCCAGCGCGCCCGCAAGAACAGCCTCTTTTCGGCTTGGTCGACCGCGGGCACTGAATCCTCCGCCGCGTTCCTGAAGCTGCGGGAGGAGGGCCTCAAGATCATCGACGAGCGCAAGCCCGGACGGCTGTACATGGCCGAATGGTCACCGCCCGCCGGAGTCGATCCGATGGACGAGGCGTTCTGGCATTTCGCCAACCCGGCGCTCGGTCACACGCTCGACATGGACACGATCCGCGACGAATCCCGCAGCCCCGATCAAATGTCTTTCCTGCGGGCCAGCCTGAACATTTGGGTCTCGTCCGCGCACAGCTGGCTGCAACCTGGGCAGTTCGACGGCAACCTGATCGACACGCTCCCGGCGGGAGGCGTCCTGGCGGTTGACAGCTCGATCGACGAGTCTCAGTACATCGGCGTGCGGGCCCAGCACATCGACGGCGGCCGCGTCGGCTGCGAGATCGCGTTTATCGCGTCCAGCCTCCACGAAATGTGGGAACGGATCGCCGAGGTTTCCCCGACCGTCGACCACGTCGCGCTCACCCCTTCGCTAGAAGCACTCGCACCGCTCGACCTGGAGCGCAAGAAGGTCGTCGTCGGCTACGCGGAGCTGATCACCCACACCGCCACGGTCCGGTCGTTCATCAACGAAGGCAGGCTTGCCCACACAGGCTCCACGTTGCTCTCTGAGCACGTCAACCGCGCCGTCGGCATCAAGACACCGCAGGGCTACGTCGTGAGCTCTCAGCGGTCCCCAGGGCCGATCACCGCTTGCCGCTGCATGATCTGGGCAGTCGCCATGGTCGCTCGACCGCGGCAACGCGCCAAGGCCGCCATCGCGTTCGGCAGGTGACCGCTTCGTATATCTGTCTTCGGATAGTGGAATATTCATTCCAAAAGTGGAATGATGATTTCCGATGGGCATTTTCTCCCGCAAGGTCACGGCACCGGCGTACGCTTCCGCCCCCATCGCCGCGGCCGCTGGAGCGTCACAGATAGGGCAGTTCTACGCGTACTCCGTCGGGGCAGACGAAATTACTGCCCTGTCTGTGCCCACAATCGCCCGATCCGTTGACCTGATCTCGTCCGTCGCCGGATCCCTCGATCTCAAGAGCTACACGCTCGCCTGGAATGGCGAAGAGTACGAAAAGATCTGGGTAGAGGGCGAGTCGTGGATGACCCGCCCAGACCCGAGCGTCACCCGGAACTTCATCATGATGAAGACCGTCCGCGACCTGATGCTGTACGGCCGCGCCTTTTGGGCGATCACGTCGCGCTACTCGACCGGCTACCCCGCCTCCTTCACCTGGCTCCCCGCCAACCTCGTTTCCACCCCCGACCAAGCTGGCCCCGAGTTCTACGGCCCCTCCAAGCAACCCGAGTTCCAGGGCCTCGACCTCGACCCCGGCAACGTCATCCAGTTCCTGTCCGGCTCCATCGGCCTCCTGTACCAGTCCCATCGAGCGATCCGTATCGCCCTCAAGCTCGACCAGGCAGCCGAGCGTTTCGCCTCCACCGAGATCGCCGCGGGCTACCTGCAGCAGCGCGGCGGCGAACCGATGTCCGGCGAGGAGCTCGGCGAACTGGCAGCCGCATGGGCCGCGGCCCGCCGTGAAAACGCCATCGGCGCCCTTAACGAGTTTGTCGAGTGGCGCGAATACTCCTCCGACCCGTCGAAACTGCAGCTTGTCGAGGCCCGCAAGTACGCCGCGCTTGAAATGGCCCGCGCTTGCAACATCCCCGGCTACCTGCTCGGCATCGATCAATCCGGGATGACGTACCAGAACGCACAGCAGGCCCGACAGGACTTGTATCTGTTCGGCGCCCGCCCGCTGCTCCACGCCGTCGAGGAGCGCCTTTCGATGGACGACGTGCTCCCCCGCGGCCGTCACGTCCAATTCGACGTCGAAGAATTTCTTGAGGATTACAACATGAAAGAGACCGAGATGGTCCGTGAACCATCGCCGGAGCTCCCCGAAGACGAAATGGACTTGACATGATCCGATTCACCGTTTCCGACATCACCGTCGAGGCCGCGGCCGACGAAAACGCACCCCGCACCATCTCCGGGATCGCAGTCCCGTGGGGCGTCGCGGCAAACGCTTCGACCGGCCCGGTCAAGTTCGAGCGCGGCGCCTTCGACGTCAACCAGAAGCCCGCCAAGCTGATCGAGAACCACGATCTGACGCAGCTGCGCGGCACCGTTCCCGTCCTGGAGGACACCGAGCGCGGCCTTGAGTTCATCGCCCAGTTCGCTTCGACCCGCGCCGCGGACGACGCCGTCGAGCTCGTCAAGGCAGGCGCCTACGACTCGGTCTCCGTTGGTGCGGAGCCGATCAAGTTCAAGTTTGACAAGTCCGGGACCATGGTGGTCTCGAAGGCAGTTCTGCATGAGCTGTCGCTTGTTGCGATCCCGGCTTTTTCGGAGGCCGTGATCGAGCAGATCGCCGCTTCCTCGGCCGACCCAGAGGACGACGAAACCCAACCCACAGACACCCCTCAGGAGGACCAAGTGTCAGAAAACATCCAGGCCGAGGCCCCCGAGGCACCGGCGACCATCCCTACGCCCCTCTTTGCTGAGGCGCGCCGTCCTTTCAAGCTCCCGTCGGCTGCCGAGTACATCGCCGCGATGACCCGCGGTGGCGCCGAGTTCGCACAGCTCAACGCCAACATCCGCGCCGCGGCCGGTGACGAAACCACAACCCTGAACCCCGGCCTCCTGCCGGTCAGCGTGGTCTCCCCGATCTACGACGACATCAACCCGCTGCGTCCGATCGTCAGCGCCCTCGGGCCGCGGTCAATGCCGGGCGCCGGCAAAGTCTTCATCCGTCCGAAGATCACCGTCCACACCGAAGTCGGCGAGCAGCAGACCGAACTGACCGGCCTGTCGACCCGCTCCCTCGAAATCGACGACGTCCAGGTGACGAAGAAGACCTACGGCGGCACCGTGTTGCTGTCCGAGCAGATCGTCGATTGGTCCGAGCCCTCGATGCTCGACGCCGTGCTCCGCGACCTGGCTGGCCAGTACGCACTCGCCACTGAGGCGGACGCGGTCGCCACCATGGCAGCCAACATCGACGGCACCAACCGCGAAGTCACCGACCTCACCGACCCGGTCGAAGTCATCCAGGACGTCTACGCGATCGCGGCTTTGATTGCCTCGGTGGGTAACTACCTGCCGACGCACATCATCTGCTCGCCGTCCGTGTGGGCCAAGCTCGGCGGCCTCGTCGACAACCAGGACCGTCCGGTGTTCCCGCAGACCGCCCCGATCAACGGGATCGGCACCCTCCCCGGAGGCGCCGCAGGCTGGAACGGCAACCCGCTCGGCCTGCAGCTCGTCGTGTCCAACCAGATCACGACCCAGTCCGTCCAGGGCAACGACGCGAAGGACTACCTGTTCCTCGCCAACGCCCGCTTCATGGAGGTCTACGAGCAGCAGAAGGGCGCAGTCAGCGTCGAGGTGCCCAGCACGCTCGGCCGCCAACTGTCGTTCCGCGGCTACTTCGCCTCGGTGATCATGCAGAAGAACGCCTGCTGGGCTCTCGGCCCGGCAGTCTGATTGCCAACTGACTGAACCACGGAGAGGTCGTCCACATGTCCATCAGAATCGTTACAGCGTCCGGCGCCAACAACACCGCCACGCTCGTTCTGGACACTGTGGACGGCCTCGAAGTGAACGAAGTCATCCGGGTCTACGGCACCGGCAACAACAAGATCGACGGACGGCACACGATCGCGACGCTCACCGCATCGACCAAAACGATCACCTACACGTCGAACTCGATCGGGACAGTCGTCGCGTTCAACCCCGCCAACGCCGGTCTTGTCGAGCTCACCACCTGGGTCACCGACACCGACGTCTCGCTGTTCCTCGGGTACACACCCGCGGCCGCGTCGGTCGACGAGGCCTACCTCGACGAATGCGTCGAAGCGGGCAACGACTGGGCCTACCGTCGCCGCCAAGAAGCCGGGTACAACGATCAGCGGACAATCATCCCGTCGCCATCGGTAAAGCAGGGCACCCTGCTCTACTGCGCCACCCTGTACCGGGAGCGCGGTAGCGTCGACTCGTTCGCATCATTCCAAGACATGACCATCACCGCCGCGCCCGGGACGATGGGCCAGATCATGCGCCTCCTCGGCATCAACCGAAGCCAGGTCGCGTGACATGGCAGCCACCGGGATTCTGGCGGAGGCACGGTCCGCCATCGCCGCCACCCTTACGGCGCTCGGCTTGGCTGTCGTGCTCGACCCCCGAAACATCCGTCCCCGATCCGTGCTCATCGAGGCTCCCACGTTCACGTCGTTCACCTACAACGTCGGGGACATCCGTTTCACCCTCCGCATCGTGGCAGCTCCCCCCGGCAACCAAGATGCGGAGGACTACCTCATCACCACCGCCGACACCATCATGAACAGCGCCCTCGCCGTGACTGATGGACGGCCCACACTCACCGACATCGGAGGGCAAACCCTGCCCTCCTACGACCTCACCGTCGCCGTAGCCGTGCGGCGCTCATAAAGGAGAAACCATGGCCACCACCACCTACCTGAGCAACCCGGCCGTCAAAATCGGCACGGTCGACCTCAGCGACCAATGCACCGCGGCCACCCTGACCGTGGGCTTCGATGAGCTTGAGACCACCGCGTTCGGCGACACCGGACACAAGTTCACCAAGGGCCTCCAGACCGTCGAGGTCACGCTGACCCTGTTCCTGTCCTACGACACGTCCGAGGTCGAGGCCACGCTCTACGACGTGCTCGGCGACGGCACCACCACCGTCGTGCTCGCCCCCAACAACCTGACCACCCCCGCGGCGAGCAATCCGATCTGGACAATCTCGAACGCGATGCTGTCGAGCTTCACACCGATCAACTCGACCGTTGGAGAGCTGAGCCAGGTAGAGGTGACCCTCACAGGGGGCACCTGGGACCGCGACATCACCCCCTGATCCAAAACCTAACCGTGCCTTAGGAGGACACCATGAAAATCACCCTTGCCGTAGACACAGGAGAAGGTCCCGTCCAAGTGACGACCAACTTCATGAACGTCATCGAATGGGAGCGCAAATACAAGCGCCGCGCCGGGGATCTCGCCCAGGGCATCGGCGCCGAGGACTTGGCGTTCCTTGCCTGGCAAGCGTCCAAGACCGCCGGACTCACCGTTCCGCTCATGTTCGACGACTACGCCAAGAAAATCGTCAGCCTTGAGGTGGTGGCCCAAGACGACACAAACCCTACCCCGGAGGCACCTGGAGCCGCGGCTTAGCAGAACTGCTGATCGCCACCGGCTTCTGGCCTCCAGAAATCGAATTCACAGCCAAGGACCTCAACACCGCGATTGACGTGTTGAACAAGCAGCGAAAGGAGCGAAGGTGACCGCCAGAGCCAACATCAGTCTCGTCGGCGTCAAGGATGACCTGCGAACCATTCAGCAGCTGGACAAGAGCCTTCGGCGTCAGATCACCAAAGACTACAAGCAGATCGTCGAGGAGCCCGTGAACGCGATCAAGGGCTCGCTGCCGACAAGCGCGCCATTGTCCGGATGGGAACGCAACTGGACGACCCGGTCCGGGTACCTGATGCTGCCGTGGGACGTGTCGCTCGCCCCCAAGGGGATCAAGCCGTTCGTTTCCGGCAAGAAGCCGCGGGAGTTCCAAGGCGTTGTCAAGAATCTTGCCGTGTTTGGTATCAAGTGGACCGCGGCTCAGGCCACGCTTTTTGACATGAGCCGCAACGCCAACACGCCCCAAGGCGCTTGGATGGTGCGGGGCCTAAACAACCGTTTCGGCAAGGCGTCCCGTGTCATGTGGCCAAACTACGAACGCTACGCCGACCGCGTTGAGGGCGAAGTCCGATCTCTTGTCGAGGGCGTCGCCAAGGCAGCCGACCGGCTCACTAGAAAGACGGCCGCGTAATGGCAATCACCATCCCCATCATTTCCGAGTTCGACGGCAAAGGCATTTCTAAGGCCGTCCAAGAGTTCAAGCAGCTCGAAACCGCTGGCCAAAAAGCCCAGTTCGCCATCAAAAAAGCCGCGATCCCTGCGGCCGCCGCGCTTGGCGGGCTGGCCGTTGCCGGCTTCTCGGCAGCCAAGGCCGCCATCGAGGACGCGGCCGGAGCGGCGGAACTGTCCCGACAGCTGAAGATCTCCACGCAGGCCACGGACGCCCAGGTCGCCGCCACGGAAGACATGATTTCGAGCATGACTTTGGCGACCGGGATCGCCGATTCCGACCTCCGCACCGCGCTCGCCAACCTTGCCCGCTCGACCGGCTCCGCCGAAGAATCCACCCGCCTCCTCAATTTGGCCATGGACATCTCCGCCGCGACCGGAAAAGACCTTGACTCGGTCTCCCAGGCGCTCGGGAAGGCGTTCAACGGCCAGACGACAGCTCTCGCCAAGCTCGACCCGAGCCTGCGCGGGATCGTCAAGGAAGGGGCCGCGGCCGACGAGGTGTTCCGGATCATGGCCGACACGTTTGGAGGTGCCGCGGCCGAAGCCGCAAACACCGCCGAAGGCCGTTTCGCCCGGATGAACGTCGCTCTCGGCGAAGCCCAAGAATCCATCGGGCAAGCCCTTCTCCCGGTCATCGAGCAGTTCCTGCCGTACCTGGAACGCCTCGCAACATGGGTCGGAGAAAACACCACGCTCATCACCACCATGGGCGTCGTGCTGGGCACCGCGGCCGGAGCGATCATCGCCATCAATGCCGCCATGAAAGCCTGGGCTGTCGTCCAGGGCGCCGCGACCGCCGCCCAAGTGCTTTTCAACGCCGCAATGAACGCGAACCCGATCGTTCTGGCCACCACGGCCATTGTCGCCATTGGTGCTGCTGTCGTCGCGGCCTACAAGAAGTTTGAAACGTTCCGCAACATCGTTGACGGGATCGCTGACGTCTTCCAAGGCGCGTTCAGCGCAGTCGTCAAGGTCGTTAAAGGCGTCTTCGAGTCCTACGTCGGAATCTATAAGGGCCTGTTCAACCAGATCGCCAAGATCTGGAACTCGACCGTCGGCGGCTTCGGCTTCGAGGTCCCGTCGTGGGTTCCCGGCCTTGGCGGAAAAGGTTTCAAGATCCCCGAGATCCCGATGCTGGCCATGGGCGGCATTGTTACCAAGCCCACGCTGGCGCTTGTCGGCGAGGCGGGCCCCGAGGCTGTCGTGCCCCTGAACCGTGCTGGCGAGTTCGGCATGGGCGCCCCATCCATCATCGTAAACGCGGGCCTCGTCTCAACGCCGCAACAGATTGGGCAGGAAATCATTCAGGCAATCCTTCGAGCACAACGGACTAACGGGGCCGTTTTCGCAACCGTATGAGCGTCCCCACGATTCAAGTTTTGGTCGGTTTCCAAACCACCACCGGGTTCGGCAACCCGTTCCAACTGGACAACGCGACGTTCGGCATTTTGGACACCAGCACCCTCGGCGGCCTTTTGTACGCAGATCTCACCCAATACGTCGAGGCCGTGAACATCAAACGCGGCAGGAACCGGCAGCTTGACCAATTCAACGCCGGAACTGCCACGATCACGTTCAACAACTCAAGCCGAATCCTCGACCCATTGAACGCAAGCAGCATCTACTACCCGTACGTAACGCCGCGCTGCCCGATCATTATCAATGCCGACGGCGTCCCGATCTACACCGGCCTCATCAGCGACTGGAATCTCGACTACGACCTTGCTAATCAGGACATGATGTATGCGGCTTGCGCCGATGCTTTCACCGTGCTCGCAAACCAAAATCTTAACGAGTTCACCCCCTCAGCCCAGCTTTCAAGCGCCAGAGTGTCGACGATCCTTCAACGCCCCGAAATCCTGTATCAAGGCGGCACCGAAATCACCCTCGGCAGCTCAACCTTGGGGGCCTACCAGGTGCCCCAAGACACAAACGTCCTGACCTACCTCCAGACCGTCGCTAAATCGGAACAAGGGTATTTCTACGTTTCAGCTGACGGAGTGCTGACGTTTAAGGGCCGGACCGCTGTCCTAAACCAGCCAGCCGGGGCCATGTTCACAGACGACGGAACCGGCATCTCATATCAAACGCTGACAAATCAGTACGGCGACGAGTTGCTCTACAACTACGTCGTCACGCAATCACCAGCCGGTGCCGCGCAAATCAACTCCGACGCCACTTCGATCGCCCTGTACCAGTCCCAAGTCCTGAGTCTGACCGACCTGCTCAACTCCACTACCGCAGAAGTCGATTCTTTAGGTGAATACCTCCTGGGCCGCTACAAAGACCCGGTTGTCCGCTTCACCGGGGTCTCCGCCCAAATGGCGGGCCTCAACACGGCCGCCCAAGCGATCCTTCTCGGCCTTGACCTCACAGACGTTGTCAGCCTTAAAAAAAGCTTTACCACCGGCAGCCCGGCGGCAGTCACGCAGTACTTAATCGTCTCAGGCATCGACCACGACATCCGCCCCGGCTCTCACATCATCACGTTCAACTTTGAGTCCTCGGACCAAAACCAATACATCACCCTCGACGACCCTGTCTTTGGAATACTTGACAGCAACCTATTGGCGTTCTAAGGAGCACTATGGCCACCCAATACACAGCAGGACTTTCAGCCGGTCAGATCCTGACCGCGGCGACGATGAACAGCATCGGAGCGGTCTGGGAAACCTACACCCCGACCTACACAGCTACCAGCGGCACGTTGACGACCGTGACCACAAACGCGGCAAGGTGGGCAAGGCTTCAAAAAACATTCTTCCTGCACATCGACGCCACGATCACCAACGTCGGCACCGCCACCGGCTTCCTTGAAGTATCACTCCCGGCTGGAATCACCCCCCAAAAGCTCTTCCAAGTCGGCGTCGCCAAAGAAATGGCCGTCAACGGCAACGCCGGAACCTTCCAAATCACATCAAACACAAAAGCGACGTTTTACCTCTACGCCGCAGGCAACACAGCAGTCGTCAACTACCGCATGGCGGGACTAGTCATTTTCGAGGTGGCATAAATGGACCTGAACAACATCGGACTCAGCGAAACCGACGACACCAACGTCCTGGCCGCTCGCATGCGTTACCAGCGCGACCTTCTTTTGGCAGCTTCCGACTGGGCGATGACGAGCGACGCGCCAACCGACAAAACCGCATGGGCTGACTACCGCCAGCAGCTCCGCGACTTCCCCTCGACCTGGACACCCGGCCCGATCGCCGACTTCCCGGAGGCCCCAACGACATGATCTGGCGCACCGTCTTCGTGGCGGTGCTTCTCACCGTGCTAGCCGTCGCCTGTACCGACCGCTATAGGGGCATCTGCGACACAACCACCACCATCGCACGCACCAAAAACAAAGCCCTCGGCCTGACCGGCACCACCGTCTACGGCGAGTACCGGCTGGAGGCCCGCTCATGTTGAACCGACCCCGCGGCCCCCGCTACACGCCCGTCGAGCTCAACGCCCGGCTTCGGTTCGCCGTCGGCCTCGTCCTTGCCGCGGTGCTGGCCTTCACGATGTGCGCCATGCTCTACGGCCTCCTGTTCGTCTACCAAGGCTCAGAACTCACAGCTGTCGACGCCGAATTTTTCAAGCTCATGTCCCCCGTCGTCATGTTTCTCACCGGCACCCTTTCCGGCGTCATGATCGCCTCCGGGGGTAAAGTCGACCGCAACGGGGACGGCATCCCCGACGACCAGGAGGTCACAAATGGACCAGCTCAAGCGGAGCCTGCTGACGATCGGCCGGGACGCGATCAGTAAAGCCCTCTACCGGATCGCCGCCGCGATCGCCCCCAAGGGGGAATGATGGCCACCAAGAAAGCAGCACCGAAGGCTCCGGCCGCTCCGAAATGCCCGATGCCCTATACGGGCAACAGCGACGCGAACCCGAAGGGCAAGGCCACCGAGCAGGCCCTCAAGTTTGTTCAGATCATGGGCGACCGCTGGGGCTTCACCAACCTCGGCATTTACTCCTACCGTCCCATGAGAGGCTCCCAGAACCTCTCTGTGCACGCGACAGGCCGCGCCGTGGACCTCGGCTACAAAACCTCGTTTCAGCCCCGTGTAAGCGAAATCTGCGACTGGCTCGCCGACAACTACCTCACCCTTGGCATCGAGGAGATCCACCAGTACAGCTGGGAGGGCTCCGAATGGGGCCGCGGCTTCCGATGCTGCCGCGACGGCAAGCCCGGTTGGAAGACATGGACGGCCGACGCTAATGGCGGCACCCCCGGCGGGAAATGGATTCACGTCGAGCTCGCACCCACCCAGACCGCCACGGGCCTTGTCCGGGCATGGAAAGCAATCGAGCCGAAACCCGCCAAATAACCGGCGACTGAAAATCCACCACAACCCTCAACGGATGGTGTAGGGTGCTCAGCATCTTCCACCCCGACGGAGGCAATATGCAAGCAGACCTATTCTCGGCCTACGAGGCCAGAGCCGCCGCGATCGACCAAGTCGACGCCCACGCGGACGATGCCTGGAAGATCGCAGCAGAAGCCGCGGTCATCCACATCGCCCGGATGCGCCCGACGTTCACCGCGGACGACGTATGGGACCACCTCACGGCCCACAGCCAGGAACGGACCCACGAACCCCGCGCCCTGGGCGCCGTCATGAACAAGCTCATGAACGGCAAGAAGATCCGAAAGACAGGCGAATACCGGCCATCCCGCCGACGCCGCGCCGCCCCCATCCCCGTATGGACAGCGAACTAGGAGACACCATGACCCTCGACCTTGGAGCGCGCCGTTAGGCGCCTGGCGGCAGCCGTGCTCATCGCCGCGACACTCACCCCCGCCGCACACGCGGACGCCAAAATCAACAGCTGCCGCGACTACGTCGACCTCGCCCGGCAGGTCGGCTGGCCGCGCAGCGAACGAGCCAACATCAAACGCATCATGTACCGCGAATCCCGCTGTTATGCCGCCGCGTGGAACCGCAAAGACCCGCACGGCGGATCCCACGGACTGATGCAGATCAACGGCTCGAACGTCGGTTGGGCGGTCCGTAACGGCTGGATCGCCTCTCGGCAAGACCTGAACAACCCGAGGAAAAACCTCAAGGTCGCCCTAGAGCTCTGGAAGCTCTACGGCTGGCGGCCCTGGGGAACCAAGTCATCCACAAGCAACTAGAGAAAGAAGCCCCGACAATGCCAGAAATAGTCCACATCGAAGTCGACCCCGAGGTCCGCCGCGCCGTCCTCAACCGGCTCGACGACCTCATGCAAGACATGACCGACCTCGGTCTCGACGGCCACGCCGACACCCTCCGATGGATGTACGCCCACGTCGACGAACTGACCCGGAGGCCCGAATGAAAGCCCTGTCCACCCGCATCCGCGAACGCCTCGCAGTCCACAGCATGTTCATGGACATCGACGCCGACCCCGACCTCGTTCTCCTCCGGGAGGCCGCCGAGGTGCTGGAGTTCTTCGGCCGCGTCGTGCACCAGCTCCTCGACGACCCGCAGGAGGCCCGATGAGCTTCAACCTGGACGACTACGAGCCAGTAGCAACCCGCCTGGCCAAATGGTTTCAGTTCACTGAGGACCCCCGCGTCATCACAGACCTGGTGCACCGCGGCGACGGCTGGTGCGTCTTCAAGGCCTCCCTGTACTCCGGTGAAAAGCTGCTGTCGACCGGCTGGGCTGAGGAGCACGCAACCGAGCGCGGCGTCAACTCCACCAGCCACGTCGAGAACTGCGAAACCTCCGCCGTGGGCCGCGCCTTGGCAAACGCCGGTTACGCCGGTTCCGACCCGGCCAAACGAGCCAGCCGCGAAGAAATGGCCAAAGTGCGCCGCATGGAGGACCACAGAAGCCGCGGAGAAGCCCCTAGAAGCCCCCAGGAGCCGCGCAAAGACCTCGGCGGGGCAAGAGCCGCGTCGGAAGGTCAGATCACCCTTATCAAGTCGATGATGACCGAACGCGGCCTAGAGCTCACCATCCCCGAATCCCTGACATTCCAAGACGCCTCCGAGATCATCACGGAGCTCAAAAAGACTCCGAAAGTGAAGTGAACCCATGAGCATGACAGAAAAAATCGCCATCTGGCTAGTCGCAGGAGCCTTCATCGGCATCTGCCTCTACGCCGCGCTTGAAGCCCTGCGCGACTTCGACGAGGACGGCTTCTATGAGTGACCTGCCGTACCCGTTCAGCCCGGCAGAAGGGCACTTCTACCACGTCGCGCTCGGCAACGGCGAGTACGTCCGCGTCGCCCTGGCTGGGGACTACGACATCGAGCTGCGCCGCCGCAAAGCCTGGCACCTCGCCTGCCTCAACGCCCTCCGCAACGCGAACCCGCACGTCCGGGCCGAGGACATCCAAACCGAAGCCGACCACCTGTTCTACGAAGCCCTCGAACGTGGAGTCTGAACGCCAGTTCCAAGACAAGGTGATCGCCATGGCGATCATGTACGGCTGGAAAGCCCACCACGTCCGGCCTGGCATGACCGCCAAAGGCGTGTGGATGACCCACATCCAAGGCCACATCGGTTTCCCCGACCTTGTCCTAGTGCACCCGGATCGAGGCTTGATCTTCGCAGAGCTCAAAGCCGACCGCGGCAGGCTCTCCCCAGAACAAGCCGATTGGCTGCAATACCTGACCGCGACCGGCGCCGAAACCTACTGCTGGCGGCCGCGGGATTTCCACTTCATCGTTCAACGCCTGAGCAGCAAATGTTGACCGTCGGATCCTTGTTCTCAGGCATCGGAGGCCTTGACCTCGGCCTAGAACGCGCCGGGATGAAAGTCATATGGAATTCAGAAATAGACCCTTACGCGTGCCGCGTACTGAAAAAGCATTGGCCGGAGGTGCCAAATGTCGGAGACATCAAACAAGTGGATTGGGCCGACGTTGCTCGACCTGATGTCCTATGTGGCGGATACCCCTGCCAGCCCTTCTCCACCGCAGGCAAAAGGCAAGGCGAAGAAGACCCGCGCCACCTTTGGCCGTGGGTCAGAGAAGCCATACGCGTTCTACGACCCAGTTACGCGATCCTGGAGAATGTACGAGGACACCTGTCCCTTGGGGGAGCTACCGTCGTTAGCGAAATTGCCGCCCTCGGGTATTGCGCGGAGTGGCGTATAGTTTCAGCGGCCAGCGTGGGAGCCAACCATCGCCGGGAACGAATCATCATCGTGGCCTACCCCGACCGCAGTGACCCGTCCAATGGAAGGCAACGTGAGGCTTTACCGGGCGAAGATCGAGGCTGGGGAAATGACAGAGGAGGAAGCGACGGCGATCCTCGGCAAATCACCTTTCGAGGCACAAGGGAAGATCCCAGCGGTGTGGCCCACCCCAACCACGCAGGAAGTCGAGCACCCAAACGCCGAATGGTACCTCGAAAAGACCCGGCTACGGAGACGCTCCAAGACGTATATCACGCGCAGGTATACGGGCCACAGGGACTCTCAGCTGCCCTCAGCGATAGCACAAGACGATCCGTCGCTAACTGGTGGACGACTGAACCCAACGTGGGTCGAGTGGCTAATGGGATTCCCCACCGGGTGGACCGACTTAGAGGACTCGGAAACGCCGTCGTCCCCCAAGTCGCCGAAATCATCGGCCGACTCGTAATCCAACATCATCAAACAACACAGAAAGACCCCGACCAATGACCATCATCCGAGCACCACGCCCCGAACGGGGCTTCACCATTGTCGAGAACAACACGATCCGAAACCAACTGCTGTCATTCCGAGCCAGGGGCGTACTCATGTACCTGCTATCGATGCCGGACAACTGGCGCACCAACGCAGGCGCCCTACAAGGGCCAGGCACCGAGGGCCGCGACGCGATCCGCAAGGCCATCAAGGAGCTCGAACTAGCCGGGTACATGAAGCTCAAGAAAGAGCAGGACGACCGCGGCCGCTGGCACTCCCACTGGTACGTCTACGATTCCTCCCACAAGACGGCTGTGGAAAGACTTGGGGATATCCGCCTTCGAGCCTGCCCACCGATGCCTGAAAAACCGGCGTCGGAAAATCAGGCGCTATTAGAAGAACCTATAACTAATGACTTAGTAATTGATTACTCAAGATACTTAGGTAGTCACGGGAAAGTCTGTGGAAACTGCCAGGCCGCGGGAGTCATCGTCATCGACGGCGACGACATCGTGCCCTGCCCAGACTGCAAGGGCGACGGGATCGCCCGTGGCTAGCACAGGCAAGCCGCGGCGAGACCTCGACACAGCCGCCTACAAAGCAGCCCGCAAAGCCTTCCTAGCCGAATGGGTGGGGCCGTGCTACTGGTGCCGCCGCGCAGGAGCCACCACCATCGACCACCTCGTCGAGGCAGACCGAGGAGCCGACACCATGGACCAGGGCAACTGGGTAGGTGCCTGCCACAAATGCAACAGCCGCCGCGGTGCCGAGTACCTGGCAAAGAAACGCGCCGCGTCGGTTCAAGCTCGAACCCAGGC